GGTGGTCGCAATGCGTACCAGAATGTGAATATCCAGGGCATGGGTGATGCAGCATCGGCAGGCGGTTCTGCTGCTCGTACGCTGAAGATCACTAGTCAGGAAAACACATTCACTGATTGCGTGCTTGGTCTTGACACTGTGGCTCGTTCTGCAGCCAATGCAACCGTGGAGTTGGCTTCGGGCACTGCCCGTAACAGCTTTATTGGTTGCACTTTCCCGTTCCAAACCTCAGCATCAACACCGCTGGGCGTCTTGGCATCGGCTGCTTCGGCTATTGATCGTTGGCAGTTGTTCCAGCAGTGCACCTTTATCAATAATGTTCAGTCAGGGTCAACGACCATTTCTGGGCTTGCAACGCTTCCTGCCTCGGCTGGCGGCTTGCTGTTGATGAAGGATTGCTCGATGGTAGGCATCACTGAATTCGGCACTGACGCGACCACTCGTGGTCAGATCTATGTCGATGGTGCTGCACCCACTGCTGCAACTTCTGGCATCGCTGTCAACCCAACCTAAGATCCTGGCCCTTCGGGGCCAGTCTTGAAAGGACTAGAGATGGGTCAGTTTAAGCCGATGACAAAGATGTACACCACTGAGCCTTCAGTTGAACTGAAGCTCAAGAAGGGTGGCCATGTGTCCAAAAAGCATGGACACAAGATGATGGATGGTGGCGTGATGGCAGGGCTTGCAGAAGGCCCTACTCCAAGCCGCCTGCAGATGGGTCAGGGTACGTTACCTGGCCGTGCACCTGCTCGTCCATCACTTGCTATGCGCCGTAAGATGGCACGCCCCATGATGAAGGAAGGTGGCGAGTCCAAAGCCGAGCACGCAGCCGAAATGAAGAAGATGGCAGGTACAGAAGCAAAGCTCAAAAAGCACGCTTCAATGCCCGCATCTAAGGCCCACAAAGGCCTGAATACAGGCGGCGTGGTTATGGGCAATGCTGGTGGCTATAAAGATGGCGGCATCATCAAAGTAGCAGCCTCAGAAAAGGGCGCCAAGGGCTACGACAAAACCAAGATGCACACGGCTGAAGGCGAAGATCACACACCCAAGAAAACGGGTGAGGTTGTGATGGGCAAGCCTGGTGGCTATAAGCGTGGTGGTATGGCTTATGCCAAGGGTGGTGGCGTTGAGGGTAATGTCTCAACATCCAAGCCTGGTGTGAGCAATACCAAGACGGGTGAAGTTCGTCTTGGCAACGCAGGCGGCTACAAGAAAGGTGGTGCTCCAAAAAAGCACTACGCTACGGGGGGACTTGTTGATACTGGCAAACCCGTAGCCTACCCCAAGCATCAAGTATCAAAGCCTGTAGCTAACAACTTGCAGTCGGGCACCTTCAAAAAAGGTGGCAAGGTTAAATACGACACGGGTGGTAAAGTGGATGTATCCAAACCTGTTGCAGATCCCGAGGCCACAGCAGCAAAAGCACGCCGTGACCTTGAAGATGCAATGAATCCCATAAGCATCGTGAAAGAACTTGGCGGCAAGTTGATGGATAAGATCCGCGGTAAGGGATCAGTCACTGAGACCAAAGAATCGGTCACAGTAACGCCACCACAAGCTCGTCGAAAAGCAGGCGGCGCGTGCTAAACAGCGGGGGCTTCGGCCCCTGCGTCATTTGAAGGCGTGATGATGAAGCCAATTACTGTTTCAAAAACAGCCTCTGGATCAACGAGCACTATCCCCTTAAATGTCAACATTAATCCATTTAATGTGGGCATGGCTGTCGTTGTGTCGGGAACTGTCAATTACACCGTGCAATATACGTTTGATAATGTTTGGTCATCAACGTATGACTCAGCAACGGCAACATGGTTTGATCATGCTTCGCTTGCTGCGCAAACAACAAATCAAACCGGAAACTTTGCCTTTCCTGTTGCTGGCATGCGGTTAACAGTGAATTCGGGGTCTGGAACGGCAACGATGACTGTGATTCAGGCAGGTGTTGCATGACATTAGGGTATGCAGGCGTATCAAACCAGGCTAATACGTCATCTGGTTATGCGCTTAATGTATCTGCTGCAAACTCGGGCACTTTGGTAGGTGTTGGAGTTAGTGGTGTAGGTATTGCAGATGATTTTTCTGGGGTTGTGCCACCAGCAGGAAGCTTTATCATCTTAGAAGTTTCAGGTTATCTTGTACAAGAAGTAGGTACGGCACCAACAAACCGATTTGAGTTGGAGTGATCATGGCAGATACCAAGATCTCTGCATTAACGAGTGGTAATCCAGCGCAGTCAACGGATGAAATTCCCATAGCGCGTAGTGGTGCTAATTACAAAATCACAGCAGGAAGTATTGCTTCGCTTGCGGCTGCTGGCTCAACAACACAAGTAATTTTCAATGATGCCGGTGCATTGGCGGGCGATGCCGGTCTGACGTACAGCAAAAGTACAGACGCATTGACTGTTGCAGGCAAGGTTGTAACGCCAAATGTTGATGCTGCTAGTTCTGCCGGTGGTCAATTAAGAAATGCGTCAGGAACAAGCCAATTAGCATGGGGTGCTGGTGGTGGCAGTAATTTATCGCTTGAAGTTGCCACCAATATCAATCCAGCCAATGCCTCAGTTTCAATTGCGCCGACAGGTACGGGAACATTAACAATTAATCCAGCGACTGCTGGAACAATGAACAATGTTGTTATTGGTGGAACGACCCCGGCAGCAGGAACTTTCACTGATGTCACGCTTAATGCTCAAGGTGATGTCAGGTTTGCAGACAGCGATTCAAGTAATTGGGTGGCATTTCAAGGACCGGCAACAGTTGCAAGCAATGTGACTTGGACACTGCCTTCTGCGGATGGAACTAATGGCCAGGTGCTGTCTACAAATGGCTCAGGAACGCTTTCATGGGCTTCTAGCGGTGCAGGCACGGTTACATCAGTAGCTTTTAGCACGGGGACAACAGGACTGTCTGTTTCTGGAAGTCCAATTACATCATCAGGCACGATTACGCTTGCAGGCACTTTAGCGGTTGCTAATGGTGGCACAGGTCAAACCAGTTATACCAATGGGCAACTATTGATTGGTAACACGCTAGAGAATACGCTTACAAAGGCTACGTTGACTGCTGGAAGTGGCATATCAATTACAAATGGCAATGGATCAATTACGATTGCTGCAACGGGAAGCGGTGGCTTTAGTCCTGTAACTGCAGCGATGATCTTTGGATAGGAATTAACATGGCAGCTCCAAACCTACTTTCACCGACCACGATTAACGGCAAGACCGTTACGGTTGACTTATCAACGACCAATGCAACGTCAATTTTGAGCAATGCTTCAGGCTCAGGAAAGGTCTTAAAAGTCAACGCGCTTTACGTTGCTAATGTGGATGGTGCAAGCAACGCAGAGATTACGATCAATTATTACTCTGCTGCTGCGCTTGGTGGCACGGCAACGCAGATCGCATCAACAGTTGTTGTTCCTGCTGATGCAACGTTAGTAGTGATTGATAAAGATGCTTATGTTTATCTTGAAGAAGACAGGTCATTAGGCGCTACAGCAGGGACAGCAAGTGATCTGAAGGTTGTTTGCAGCTACGAAGATATTTCTTAGGGGTAAGACATGCCCAGAAGTAATGGCGGGGTCATAGGCCCAGCAAATATTCCGACCACGCTATCTGCCAAAGGTGTTTGGTCGCTTATGGAGCAGTTTATTGCTCAAAGGCAGGGCATTTGGCCGCCATACAATTACACCGTCGTCCAAACCTTTACCGCTACGTCTACTTGGACTTGCCCTACTGGTGTTACAGAGGTTGAGTATTTGGTTGTGGCTGGTGGAGGCGGGGGTGGAAGGACAGGAAATGGGGCAGGAGGAGGTGGGGCAGGTGGCTTTAGAACGGGGACTGGTTTAAGTGTTACAGCAGGTACGGATTACACAATTACCGTAGGAGGCGGTGGCGCTGGAAGTACCTCAAACACAGTCGCCGGAACTTCTGGATCAAACTCTATTTTTAGCACAATTACATCAGCAGGGGGAGGTGGTGGAGGATCTGGGGTGGTAAGTGGCCCTGGTGCTGTTGCTTTAGCTGGTGGTAGTGGGGGTGGAAGTACAGGGACAACAGGAGGCTCCGGAGGCACAGGCGGTGCAGGTAATACACCAAGCACAAGTCCATCTCAAGGCAATACAGGTGGAACAGGTAATACAAACGCCGGTGGTGGCGGCGGCGGCGCTGGTGCGGTAGGTGGTAATGCGGGCGCAAATGCTGCTGGAAACGGCGGCAATGGAACAGCAACAACAATTTCTGGATCAAGTGTTACGTATGCCGGTGGAGGGGCTGGCGGTAAAAATGCTGGCACAGGCGGTACAGGTGGTACAGGTGGCGGCGCATCTACACCGGCAACAAGCGATACAGCAGGTAATCCAGGTACTGCAAACACAGGTGGCGGCGCTTCAGGTGGTAATGCTAATGCTGCTAATCAGAATGGTGGAACAGGCGGCTCCGGCATTGTTATCCTGAAGTACACCGTACCAAGCCAAACCGTCTTTGTATTCAAAGGCACGACTAAGTGGACATGTCCTACGGGTGTGACCTCTGTTGACTACCTTGTGGTAGGGGGTGGTGGGGGTGGTGGACGGGATGGTGGTGGCGGCGGTGGTGGAGGTGGATATAGGACAGGGACTTCACTAGGTGTTACGGCAGGAAATGAATACACCATTGTTGTCGGTGGCGGCGGCGCAGGTGCTACATCAAGCGGAACGGCTGCGCCAAATGGTGCTAACTCTTCTATTTCAGGATCGCCAATTGCTAATGATCCATCCATATCAAACGCATCAGGCACTGCCTCATCTATATCAGGAACAACTTTAACGGTTGGCGGGACGGTAACCAATACGTTTTATGCAGGGATGGCGCTATCAGGCACTGGAGTTACAAGCGGAACAATTATTACAGCCTACGGTACGGGTACAGGCGGCGCTGGAACCTACACGGTTAACGTAAGCCAAACAGTATCAAGCACGACTATCACAGGATCATTGAGCGGTATTAATTCATTTGGTGGTGGTGGCGGTGGCACATCAGGTGGCGGCGGGTCAGGTAAAAATGGAGGGTCCGGTGGTGGTGGCAATGGAGGAAGTCCTGTTGCGCCGGGAGGCTCTGGAAATACACCTTCTGTATCGCCCTCACAAGGGAGCGGTGGAGGCAATGGTGGCGTTTTCCCCGGCTCCGCTTCCGGCGGTGGTGGTGGTGGCGCAAGCGCATCTGGAGGAAACGGAACGTCGCCAGCCGCAGGAAACGGAGGTGCCGGATCAACTGTAAGCGCCGGTTTAGGAGGTGGTACTTATTCTGGTGGTGGCGGTGGTGGAGGATACACCCCCGGCGGTACAAGTGCTGGTTCTGGCGGATCAGGTGTAGGTGCTAACGGTAATGCTGCAAATGCAGGTACTGGATCGTCTGCTTCGGCAAATACTGGTGGCGGCGGCGGTGGTGGCGGAGGGAATCAAGGACCTGGAGGCTCTGGCGGCTCCGGTATCGTAATCATCAAAATCAATCAATAACATGACTACAAAAGTTTATAAATTTCTGGGTATCGACACAGCCATGCACCTGCTTCGTCCAGGTGCAAAGTGGGAAATCAGTAACAACGTGTTCACTCGGTGGGATGATCCACGGCCATGCCCAAGCATTCAAGAAGTGTATTGGGTCATTGACAAGATCAAAGAGTTTGAGGACAGCATCCCAACGATCTACACCGATGAGCAATTGAAGGAGATGGGCATAGCCAAAGAGGAATTTGAACGTGCAGTTGCATAATCTATTTCCCATCCCTGTAGGCTTTGCAGAGCTTGGTAGACCTTTGAGCGATGAGGAGTTGTTCTTCATCCGTGAACTGCCAACAAGACCCAACATGGGTAACACCACGTCTACTAACAACTTTGTCCTGCGTGATCCTGCGCTGACAAGCCTACGTTCATTCATAGAAGATGCGGTGTCGGATTACTTCAAAAACACAGTTAATCCCAAGCACAATGTATCCCTGAGAGTTACCCAAAGCTGGTGTAATTACTCAGAACCAGGGCAATACCACCATAAACACGCACATCCTAATAGCTACATCTCAGGCGTGTTTTATGTGCAGACCAATGCTAATGACAGGATTTACTTCTACCGTGATGGCTGGCAGCAGATCAAGTTCCCGCCTGAGCAGTGGAACCCGTACAACTCTGAAAGCTGGTGGTTTGAAGCGACTGTCGGCAAGCTGATTCTGTTTCCATCAAGCCTGACGCACATGGTTCCTGAAGTCAAAGGCGATGACACAAGAATCTCACTATCGTTTAACACCTTTCCCGTGGGTGTTGTCGGGGAAGAAATGGATTTAACTGGACTTAGGCTGGAGGCGTAATGGCTCACTTCGCAAAGATTGATGAAAACAACATCGTCACTCAGGTGGTGGTTGTCGACAACAAAGACACCAGCGATGCTTCTGGCGTTGAGAAAGAGCATATCGGCGCAGCGCATCTTGAGAAGATTCTCGGTGGCACTTGGAAGCAAACTTCCTACAATGGCAACATCAGGAAAAACTACGCAGGAATTGGCTACATCTACCGAGCAGACATTGATGCCTTCGTGCCACCACAGCCTTTTGCATCTTGGACGCTGAACGCAGACGCACAGTGGGAAGCGCCAGTAGCTATGCCAACTGATGGTGAGATGTATACTTGGGATGAGGCTTCAACCAATTGGGTGAAGTATGCCAGCCAAGAGTAAAGCACAATTTCGGCTCATGAAAGCAGCCGAATACAATCCCAAGTTTGCTAAGAAGGTTGGCATTCGACCTGATGTGGCTGCTGAATACACGCAGTCTAACGTGAAAGGGAAATCGTATGCAAAGCTTCCTGAAGAACTTAAGAAGGGTGGTCCGAGCCTTGCGATTGGCCGTGGTGAGAAGCTTCCAGCGGATCAAGGCGCGGGTCTCACAGCCAAAGGCAGAGCCAAGTACAACCGAGAAACAGGATCAAACCTAAAGGCTCCACAGCCTCAAGGTGGTCCGAGGCGTGACTCGTTCTGTGCTCGTATGGGTCCCATAGCGCGTAAGTCTGAGCCTGGCTCAAGAGCTAGGGCGTCCATGAAGCGCTGGAACTGCCCGTCATGGTAAAGGGCAAGTAAATGTCATATTCCGATACCTACGGCCAAGTATTTCCGGTACAGGTCATCATTGACCATGCTGCGAGGCGCTGTGGCAAGCTTGCTGAGGAGTTGACTAGCGAGCAATTACTGACAGCCAGAGAGTCTTTAGGCTTTGTACTGACCAATCTAATTAACATTGGTATTCAATATTGGGCAGTTAAGAAGGAAGTCATTGGCCTAACGCCAGAAAAGTACATTTACACCCTGCCTGTGGGTGCTAACGATGCCTTGAATGTGCTCTACCGCACCATGACACGGCCTTCGGGCAGCTATTCAAGCAGTGCCGGAGGCAGCGCTGCGCTAGCAGGGGACAGCAATGTTGATACGATTTGCCAGCAAACAAGTGCTAACGGCAATATCTCAATCAACTTTGGCACGAGTAACCCTGTTTATGCTGGCTCCATTGGCCTTTTACCCTATGTTGCCGGTGGTGGTAGTGCTACTTGGACGCTGATTCTTGAGTATTCCACCGACGGAATATCCTGGAGCACGCTGTATGACATTGGAACTGTTGTCATTACCGACAAACAGTGGGTTTGGTATGACATTGACCCAGGTCAAAGCGTCCAATACTACCGAGTGAGGGCTTCTGGTGGCACGACACTAGCATTGCGTGAGTTTTATGTGGGCAATAACTCGCGTGAAATCCAAATGGCAAGGCTGAATCGCGATGATTACACCAATTTGCCCAACAAAAACTTCACAGCCAACCAGCCTTATCAGTTTTGGTTCAATCGGACGGTTCCGCAGCCTGAAATTTACCTCTGGCCCGTGCCTAATGAGTGGTATGTGCAGATGACGGTCTGGTATTCCAAGCAAATCATGGATGTTGGCGATCTGACTGACGAATTGCAGATCCCGCAACGCTGGTATCTAGCCACAATCGGTATGCTGGCGCATCAATTAAGCATGGAATTGCCTCAAGTACCCATGGATCGCATCCAATATCTTGAAGCGCAGGCTGAAAAGTATCTTGCATTAGCCGAAGTCGAAGAGCGCGATCGTTCGCCAATTTATTTTGCAGTTAACATAAATCCATACACAAAATAATGCCAATGTTTCTTGACACTGAGGGCTACAGCGACATCGCGATTGCGATATGCGATCGTTGCCGCATGAAGCGCCCTCACGCTACCCTGGGACCTGACATCAATTTCCCAGGTTTGATGGTGTGTGAAGAAAATTGCAGAGACGAGAAAGATCCGTATCGCTTGCCAGCACGCCAAACTGAGCGCATTAACTTACGCTTTCCAAGGCCTGATGTGTCTGTGGCTGCAGTTCAAGACAATTTGGTAACGAATGATCAGCAGAATGTCATTGTCTCAACGGAAGGCAATACAAACATTGTTGAAAATGACGGCAACCTTGATGGAATAGCGGTGTCACCATAATGGCCAATCAAACAATCACCCAACTTCCCACCGCGCAAGCACTCACGGGCACGGAACTTGTACCGATTGTGCAAGATGGTGGCACCGTAAAAACCACGGTAGCAGCTATTGCTGCAACACCAGCATTAACAACTTATAGTTTTGTCACGGCAACGTCTGAGGGAACACTAACGCAATCACGACGGTTTACAACTTCTGGCGGCGGGCTGACACTTACAGATAACGGTGCTGGCTCAACGCTTTCATTAGCCTTGTCAGGAGCCGCTGCAAGCCTCGTTGCAGCAGGAACGGGTATTCAGGTCAAGACAAGTGCAACAACGCTCACAGCACGCTCTATTGCGGCTGGAACGGCAGGATTAAGCGTCTCTGATGGCAATGGCGTTGCAGGCAACCCTACGATCTCACTTTCCGGCATGCCGCTTTACCTTGCGCAGTCATCAGGAGTAGGCCTGCTTACACGAACCAGTGGCAACAGCGTAGGAATTGTGACCTTACAAGGCACAGCTAATGAGATTGACGTATCCAACGGTACTGGGAATGCTGGTGACCCGACGGTTGGACTGGCCGACAATCCTACAGTACCCGGCACAGCGGGGATGCTTGTTCCAGTAGGAACCACAGGACAGCGAAGCGGGTCACCATCAAATGGCATCATCCGGTACAACTCCACAACGCAGACCTTTGAGGGTTATGCAAACAGTGCCTGGCGAGATTTTGCGCTCACAGGCGGGGTAACGTCTTTTAGTGCTGGAACCACGGGATTAACCCCAGGTGTAGCAACCACGGGTGCAATAACGCTTAACGGCATCTTGGTCGGTGCTAACGGTGGTACGGGCGTTGCCAATACGGGTAAGACCATTACCTTGGGTGGTTCGCTGACGCTTTCGGGTGCGCATGATTTAACGCTCACGCAGACCGGCGCAACCAATGTCACGCTTCCCACCACGGGAACCTTGGCAACGCTTGCGGGTTCTGAAACGCTGACTAATAAGACCATCAATGGCTCAAACAATACGTTGAGCAATATTGGCAACGCAAGCCTGACCAATTCCTCAATAACTATTAATGGCTCCTCGGTAAGTCTCGGTGGGTCTGTTACGGTCACCGCTACTGCATCCAATGCGTTAACAATTGGCACAGGCTTAAGCGGCACGAGTTACAACGGCTCAACACCAGTAACAATTGCAATCAGCAACACGGGGGTATCGGCTGCCAGTTACGGCACGGCTTCTGCAGTACCTACGATTGCTGTAAATGCGCAAGGGCAGATCACAAGTGCCACGGACACTGCCATAGCGATTGCAGCGTCTCAGGTAACGTCAGGCACGCTTGCTATTGCTCGTGGAGGCACAAATGGCTCCGCAACACCAACTGCAGGCGCAGTGCCTTACGGAAGCGGAACAGCGTATGCGTTCTCAGCAGCGGGTAATGCTTCAGAGGTTTTGCTTTCTGGTGGTACGGGTTCGCCAACTTGGGCTGCGCAGAGTTCGCTTTCCGTAGGAACCGCAACCAACGCAGTGAATATTGGCATCACTGATGACACTTCAACCAACGCAACGATGTATCCCGTTTGGGTGACTGCTAACACTGGAAACCTTCCGGCCAAGGTCACTTCGACCAAGTTGAGCTTTAACCCTTCGACGGGCATTCTGACTGCAACTGGCGGTGTTGCTGGTGGGACTTTCTAATAGGACTTAAATCATGGCAGCAGCAGGCTTTACCCCTATATCGCTTTACTACACAACGACTTCTGGTGCGGGTGGCATACCTTCCGCAGGAAACCTTGTTAACGGTGAGCTAGCCATCAACATCACGGACGGAAAGCTCTACTACAAAGACAACGGTGGCACGGTTCGAGTCATTGCAACTAAAGCCACAGGAACAATTGGCGGCTCAACCACACAAGTCCAGTACAACAATGCTGGAGTATTAGCAGGCTCCTCTAACTTAACTTTTGACGGTACGTCATTAACACTTGGTGGCAACCCCACCCTTTCAGCGGGAAC